TTTTTATAAGATTTAGTGAATTCTGTTTGTGAGCAGTTGGGCAAATCGATTGCACGCAACTGGTTTAATTTGAGCCGCTCGAATATCTCACGCCAGCGGCTTGGCGTTGGGTTGGTGTCTATTATTTCATCCTCTAAGCCGTCATCGTCGTCCTTCATTGTGGAAGTGCTGAGAAGGTGTAAAGCGTAGTCTTTGACGTCTTCCACGTGTGCGGCTTGGTCGGCCTCTACAGCATCAAAAAACTCGTCAAGGTTCATAATGTTATGCGCATTTGCGACTGATGTTGCTTAAGCCGCTTCTGCGCCGCGTTAAAGTAGTCCGCATCTAATTCGCAGCCGACCAAATCAAAGCCGAGGTTATGGCAGGCAATTGCGATTGAACCGCTGCCGAGGTGCGTGTCAAGTATTTTGTCGCCTTCCTTGGCGTAGTTCATTAAAAGCCACTCGTACAACTTGACAGGCTTCTGTGTGGGGTGGATTCGTTTTTCTTTGTTTTTCATGTCGCCCTGCAGCATTCCATTCCATCTAAAGCGAAACACTCTTACGGCTGTTTTGAAGCTGGTGTAAGCCAGTTCTGCGTCTGCAAAGTCTGTACCTGCGTTGAGCTTGTCCCATACTATCCACGCGCTACTCTCTCGCGCTCGGTAGTGATTCGCCCCCCATAAAATTTGGTGATTACTCACTCTGTCAAGCTCTGCAAAATATTGCTCGCTTGGTGCGCTTTTGTCGCCTCCCGCGAATGGCTTATATTTTTTCGGCTTGGCTAGTAGTCCGCGGGTGTGATTAGTTGCGCCAGACTCACCAATACCGTAAGGCGGGTCAACAATAGCCAATTCAAAAGCGTTGTCCTCCAGCGTTGCAAGGTATTCCATGCAATCGACGTTGTGAATTTCAATCATTCGTCTATTTCGTCCTCGCCGTAAACGCCAGCAGTGTAAAAACCTGCGAGCTTCAAAATGGCACGTGATAAGGCCCGTTTTTCAGCCATTGCAATCGGGTAGGCATTTCGGTTATTTGCTTTGCTGCTTTCGCCATACGTCTCTACTTGCCCTATTTCGCATTTTGCGTAGGCTTTAATGCAATATTTTCCTTCTTTGGGGTCTGAGTATTCCGCAACAGTAGAAAAGCGCACTGTGGCCTTTATTTTAGCTTGTAAGTGTTCGACGCCTCGGCGCGTCATAATGACAAAGCCGCGCGGGTCTTTGTGGAAATGGTCCGGGTGCATATCGTATTTCGCAGATAGCGCCCGTAATTCATCAGTGTTATTCATCGTTCACGGTTTTGCTTAAGGTGCATTTTCATCTTGTCAATTAGGCGCAGGAACTCGCGTTCATCGGCTAGGTCTTGCTGCCACTGGTTGAATGATTCGGGGGTTGTTACTTGTACGCTGCTGCGTACGCAAATTGGTTTGTTCATCGGTCTAATTTGTCGTCTTGGTGTTTGTCGTGTTGTTCGTCGGCCTCTTCGTAGTAATCGCGGCCTTCGTCTTCGTCGTCTGCTGGGTAGTCGTATCCTTCGCGCCAGCTCATCCGATTAAAGTTGCAATTAAACTATAGTCATCGTTCCAGCCAAATCCTTGAGGCTTTAAAGAAAAACCTAACGAGAGGCGCTCCATGAAGGCCTCAAACTGTATTTCGGCAAAATCAAACTGCTCGCCCATATCAGGATTAACGCCGCAAAGGATTTCTATTTTGTTCAATCCTACTCGTTCAACACTAAACTGAACGTCTTGGCTTGGTGATGCATTCTCAGTGATTTCTTCGATTGTTGTGTATGTTTCTTTGTTCATGGTGTTGTTTGTTTGTTTGTTGACACAAATATACGCAACTTATTTCGTTACGCAACTATTTTCGAAGTTTTTTTTACGGCACAAAAAAAGCCCCCACGTTTGGAGGCTCTTTAAATTATCTCTCTGTAACAAACTAGGAAACAACCCTAGCGGCTAAGTTAGTCATTTTTTCGCGCTTCTCTGCGTTCCTTGCGCCTGTCGCTTACGATTGCGCTTATTAGCGTGTCAAGCCAGCCAAATACCTTGTTGTCGGCCTCGGTCGGGGTGAGATTGACGATTACCTTAATAAAGGCCATAGCGGCCAAAATAATCTCGGCCCAGTACGTTTGGATAAGTTCTCCCATAATGTAAAAATTTAGTGCAAGGTATTACAGCGGCATTAAACAATTAATAGCCGTATGGCCACCGATAACCACGCCGCATCCTATCGCCTGCTTTTTGTAGTGCTTGGCATATGCCGCCGCGTACGTTTCGCGGTCAAGGCCGCAACCCACTTGCATACCGAATAACTTGGTACGATTGCCAACCATCCATTCCACATAGGCCTGTGTATGTATATGCCCCTGCACCGTGCTTTGTAGGTCGTTCTTTGCCTTTGTGCGTGCGGTGCCGCCTTCCCCGTGAATAAATTGCACGCCATCATACTCAACGCGCTCTGTCCAGTTCCATGACGTACCTAACACTTCGTTGAATGACTTAATCCAAACGCTGGGAATCGATGAGCTAAACGCCCTGCGCATTACAACGCGGTCATGATTTCCTATAATGCAATCGGCCACGGGAAATGCTATCCGCCATTTTTGCAGGTCTTCAATTGCACGCTCTAGCTCCGTCCGTGCGCTTTCTCCGTCTGGGTCTGTTTCGTGCCTGCTGGTGGCGTGTGAGTCTACAAGGTCGCCAATGAAGATAACCTGATTGCATGCGTACTTATCGTAGGTTTCAAGGCAAAACTCAAAATAGCCTTCCTTCTCAAAGGGGCAATGCAGGTCACCTATTACAATCAGTCTACGCTCTTTGTTGCGTAGGAAATCCAGCGCTTTCTTTTGCTGGGCTGTGACTCGCGGGCGTATCGTGTTAATCATAGAGCCACACTAAGTCGGCAGATTTTGCCGGATGGTCATCAACGTGTAAAAATTCCTTATGAATGCCAATGCGGTTAAATCCCGCCTCATATAACGCGCCAAGTATATACCCGCGTGTTCTGCTGTCTGTGCAAACTATATCAGCCGCCAAGCCGTCAAGGTGGGCGCTGTCCTTTTTTCCTCCGCTTGCCCGGTTGTGTGCCGTGCATCTCACGCCGCTGCTGATATGAAAAGCAACGCCCGCTTTGTGGCGGGCATCGTCTAGCATTCTTAAGAAATCCTCGTCCATTACGTCAATACCAAGGCCCTCCGAATTAGTGCGGCATTTCTTGCACTTGCAATCGAATTCTTCGTATCTAAAATATCTCAGTTCCATATTATCGAACAGGCTGCGACAAAGATTATAATATCAGCAACATCAGCACGGCCATATTCGCGCGCTTTATAAGTTGCATTTACTAATACCGTCGCCAATATAAGCCAAATCATTTTTGCAGTTTTGCAAGCATTAACTCGATTTTGTGGACGCTGGCCAATAGTTCTTTCATGTCGCTTTTAATTTCGTTGCTGTCAATTTCGAGCTGGATGACGCGGCTTTTGAGGCGTGCCACTGTGCTATTTAAGTTCACCCACACACCAACCAAACCCGCCGCCACCGGCGCAACCACTGCCACAAATTCCCATTCCATCACTTTTCCTTTTTCTGTATTATATACCAGTTCGAATTGTGGCACAAGATAGTAATGCCATCATAAGCACGATTGAAATCGTAGGACGTTGCGCCGTCGATAGTTACGCCTGAATCCCCTGTATTCGGTCGCAGGCTTACGTATTGATTTGCCGCTATTGTGCCATCGCTATGGAACTGGATGCTGCGCCCCTCGTTATCTGCAACCAGCGGCAAATAAATAATGCTTGCACCGTTGCCGCCTGTCCATGTGTTCATAATCATGTAATCAATCGGCCTCACGTTGTACGTTGTGCCTGTTCGATTCGTCACGGTAGCGGTTCTATACTGCACGCGTGAACCGTAGCTATCCTCTCCAATCAGCAGCGTCCTATTTAGCGCCTCCGTTGCACCTGTCACGCCCAAGCCGGGATTGTGGGTTATCGGGTCAACCACGTCGATGGCGTCGCCTATGGCCGTTGTAACGGTCGAAGCATCCCGCGAAACTAGAAACGCCTCTAATTCGGTTTCGATTGGTCGAGCTGTAAACGTCAAATTGAATAATGCAAAGTCGCCGGCTGTGTCGTCAAGCACTTGCCACATCTTTAAATTGCTTCCGTATACCGTGCCCCGTTGTATTGGTGTGCTGATTCGCTGGCCTGCTAGTATCTCCTGCACGCCAAGCCGGTTAATGCCTAAGCCTGTGCCTGTGTAGTTTAAACTTTGCCACTGTGTAACCGGCACGGCATTGACGCCCACGATGACACGAATAACACCGTCAGCGTTCTGCGTTTCTCCGTCACCAAACAAGCACAGGCCTTGGTCAATCTCGGCGCGTGCCGTGTCGCTGTTGGTAGCTGTAAAAACAACCTCATCCCCAAGGGCGTTGTTACCAAGTAAATCAGCACGCAACACCACGATTTGAAAATCTGCCGTTGAGGTGTTCACTAGCGTGCCATCCAATCCGCCATCGTCATCGATGCCGACAATGGTAACACTTAAATCCATTCCGGTCTGGTCGCTTGGCAGCGTTGGCGTATTAATCACAATCGGCATGGTAATTTCACCGCCTTCGTTCCTGTTGAATACGTAGCTAACGACTTCATAATATTCGGGCGTTGCCGTCCATTGTGGCGTGCTGTAAACGTGTGAAG